CAAGATATCAAAACTGGCAAAAGAAAATTCAATCACTTTCCTATATCTTCAAAGAAGAATCACAAAGTCTCTTTGAAGAAAATAAATTTGAGGATGTCTTTAAGTGTTCTAAAGGACATCCTATTCTTCTTAAAAAATTCCTGAATGGTAAAATTAGCTTAGAAACACTAGTCATCTACGATAGAATTTTCCTGTTCGGGAATAAGTTTGATAAGAAACTTCAAGACCCGGTGTGGCAAACCGTCAGTCGTAGGATTAAAAAATATAATCCTTTTCTAAATATTGATGTATTTCGTTTTCGTAAAATCTTGAAAGAGATTGTTCTGGAGGATTCATGAGTTTCTTTAATTCTGAGGTTGTCCGTGCAGAGATGACCGAGATTGCAGAATTGCAAGAAGATGTTTATTCAAATGTCTTTAAGTTTCCTGCGATGTCAAAAGAACAGAAACTTCAACATGTAGAACTTTTGGAAAAACTTCTTGATAAACAAAAAGTTCTTTATACAAGAGTGAGTTTGTCGGATGATCCAGAAGCAATTGAAATGAAAGAACGAATTATGCAATCTGCTATTATGATGGGAATGCCTCCTGGCACTGACATGAATATCATTCTCAATAACATGTCTCAGATGCTTGAGGTGATGAAGCAGCAGATTGACAAAACAGGTTCAGACCTGTAGAATAACGAGGTACACAAAAGCCAAATCCTAATTAATCCGAGGTAATCTAATGTCTTTTTCAGATCTTAAAAAGCAATCTAAACTTGGTTCTCTCACTTCCAAACTTGTAAAGGAAGTTGAGAAGATGAGCAACACTTCTGGTGGCGCTGATGAGCGTCTCTGGAAACCTGAGATGGATAAAACTGGAAACGGTTTTGCTGTTATTCGTTTCTTGCCCGCTCCCGAAGGAGAAGATGTTCCTTGGGCAAAGATGTATTCTCACGGTTTTCAAGGTCCTGGTGGTTGGTATATTGAAAACTCTCTGACCACTATGGGTCAGAAAGATCCTGTATCCGAACACAATCGCAAACTGTGGAACAGTGGTAGCGATAAGGATAAAGAAACTGTTCGCAAGCAAAAGCGTAAACTGTCTTATTACAGCAATATCTACGTTGTAAAAGATCCTACAAATCCACAAAACGAAGGTAAAGTCTTCCTCTTCAAATATGGTAAGAAGATCTTTGATAAGATCATGGAAGCAATGCAACCTGAGTTTGAAGATGAAACTCCTATTAATCCTTTTGACTTCTGGCAGGGTGCTAATTTCAAACTCAAAATCGTAAAGAAAGATGGGTATTGGAACTACGACAAGTCAGAATTTGGTTCTGTTGAACCACTACTGGATGATGACGATGCTCTGGAAGCCATCTGGAAGAAAGAGTATTCTCTGGCAGCAGTAATTGCTCCTGATCAATTCAAGTCCTATGAAGAACTTGATGCACGTCTGAATGCTGTTCTTGGTCTTCAGACTCCTACTCGCTCTCGTGCTGTAGTTGAACAGGAAGACGATTTGGAGGAGTATACACAAACTCCTACCGCTCAGGATCGTGTGGTAGAAGAACTGGAGCAATCTTATGCTCGCTCTAAGTCTCCTTCACTGCCTACTATCAATTCTTCTGATGAAGATGAAGACGATGCGCTTTCGTATTTTCAACGCTTGGCAGAAGATTGATTAGGTATATAACCTAATATTATCTCCTTTCTTAAGGTTCTCGGAAACATATTGCTGAGAACCTTTTTTATATGGCATAATCTCTTCCATATCATTAAACACTACGTTTAGATATGTTGGTTTCAATATAAAAATATTTCTCTTATCATCTTGTAATTTCTGTTCATACTCAAAGTTAGTAACTGCTCTAGTGAAGTTTCTTTGAGTTACTTGTCTTCCTAAAATATCATCATAATAAGTTGTTGTGAAGTTTGATGGAACTTGTAGACCAGCAGGAATAATTAAGATTCCATTCGTATTTTTAATTTCATTCGTTTCATAATGATGAACTGCATAGATCTGATCATAGGATCCATACTTTTCTAAAAGGAAATTATCAAATCCTTGTTGACTTAATGGCCATTCGGTTTGAACATTAAGAATGTTATTTGAGAGAAGTACAACCCAATCTAGAGTTTCGTCATCATAAACTTTGTATGCAACATTATCTGGTCTCTCGTTTCCAATGATTTTATATTTTGTGAAGAACTGTAGATTTCCAAAAATATCTTCACGTAGTTTTCCGCGCTTGAATAAATTCTTTACGGTAATATAATCAGATATACTTTGTGAATTTGGTAATCTGCTGACGTACTGAAAATCTGGAACTTGACGGAAGTAACTTGCCATATTAGAAACCTATATCTCCTTTGTTTAATCCTGAATTGAAGTAATCGTCCTCATAGATTGGTTCAAGTTCGCCAAATCTTAGAGTTAGTTGATATGATGTCATTGTTTTTCCACTATCATTGAATGTCATATAAGTTCCATCTGGCGTATAATCAACATCACATCCAAGAAGAGCACAATCTTTAATTCTATTTAATGACGGATGATCCTTTGAACCAGAAATGTATTTTATTTGAAAGATGTTCGGTGCCTTTAAAAATACTGTAGTATTAGAAGTTTTGACCGACATTCCCTGTTTAAAAAACCTAATAATTTTTTTTACATTTTCTGCTTCTTTAGCACTTCTTGGTGAAAGTCTAAATGTAAAATTAAAATTTCTTAATGTTGGTCCATTAAAAAGTAATTCTAAATTTGGGTTTAAAATTGCTCCAGTTGTTCTTGATAATAATCCTTGAATACCGACTGCCTCTTGTGCTAAATATAATTTAAAAGCATTTTGCAAATCTTTATTATTTTTTAGTTCTTTTAAATTTTGAGAAACTTTTCCGAATATATCAGATGCCAAATCTGCTACACTACCATTTTCGTCCATAGCACCTCTTGCTATGGATGCTGCATATGCTTGAATTGGATTAAGTGGTGTTCCTCCCCATTCCACTCCATTACTATCACTAATAGAAGGTTGAATAGGTAGCGTAACTGTTCCTACTATTTCTGTCCCTCTTCTTGTAGTGGCACCGGGACCCGAAATTTTTGTATTTCCAATTGTTTCTTCTGATATTGCGCCTAGACTTCTGCCTACATATCTAAACATCTTAAATTGAATACAATCTTGTGTATCTAAATTTAATTTGAAAGGATATCTTAAATCATCAATGCTTCCATAATTAGTTTCTATTTTTTCAGTATTATCTGATAGCTCTTTATTTCCATCATTTATTTCTAAATTTGCTGGATTGACGTTATCGAGATTAACCGATTCTTTAGTTGTAGTTCCTAGTGGTTCAGGTTGGTTTGGATCAGATCCTATAGGAGCTTTATTAGGTGCAACTTGTAAGATTTGTGTGGCTTGTTGTTTAGTTACTCCAGCAGATTTACTTAGTGCATTTGTTGTTGCATCATCTAAAGAAGTGGTTAAACTACTTGGACTATTTTCAATAAGTGCTTTTTGAAATCCAGTTCCAGCAGCAGGCGTAAAAATCCAATTATTTTTATTTGTTACATCTCTTTCTCCTAAATTAGTCCAATTCGTTAAAGGAGTAAAAGGTTCTGGTCTATATTGAACAGTGTATCTAATTGGTGCTGTCGTACTTAAAGTTCCCTGAACTCCAAGTCCGGTTTGATATTCAGTTGCTGTTCTAACCTGATATTTTTTTCCTTCTATGGTTATTATTTTTTCTCCACTAAAAGCTGATGCCATCAGAAATCTCTCCCGTTTACAAGGTGAGCCAGTATCTCAAGTTTTTGTAAAGTAAGAGACATTTATAGATGTTTTTTATTTATTTAGTTCTGAATTTTGCATATTGAAGAGAACGAAAATAATCAATTTCATTTGGTTTGATTTCTAATAGTCTACTATTAACTTCAAACCAGGTGTAGTTTCTAACTGTTCCCCAATGAAAATTAAGACCACGAAATCCCCACTTTTCGATGGAAAGAGTTGCAATTAGTGGAAATTCGTCATATCTTAATCCTTTTGTTTTTGCTGAGTATATGAAGGTATAATATTTTCCAACGTCAGGAACAAAGTCTCCTTCACGAAAGACTTCCATGATAGTCATCATAATATCATCAGGTTTGGTATATTTGTATTTCTTTAGTTTCGCTTTTAGTTCATTAACTCTTTTTGAACTTGATTCAATATATTGACCGAAACCTTTTGCCATTACTTAATACCTAGATTATCTTCTGTGATAATTTTGAATCCTATCATTCTATCAGCACAAAATTCTTTTGCTGCCTCCCACTTTGCTTGATTGACTGCATAAGTTTTTGCTTCGTGTATGTATGATTTTGTCACTCTTGATTTTTTCTGTGGAGGAACAGTTTGTTTCTTTGGTTTTACTTCAATCACATAAGTTTTAATTTCGCCAGTTTGCTCTTTAACTTTGATAATAAAGTCTGGAAAATACTTATGAACTCTATTATCAATTGGTGATATGTAAGGAATGTAAAATTCTTCACTACCCCAAGAAATTATATGCTCACTTAAATCGCACCAACGACAAAACTTTCGTTCCCAACTACTTCTACAAATAATATTGTTGGGATTCCCTTTGTATTTTTGAGGATACTCTGGTTTGTATTTGCTCTTAATACTTTCTGCCATTATCCAGACTACATAATATATCAGTAGAAATATTTATAGATAGATGCCTTCGCCATCACCAAGACCTAGAACAGTATCTGAGTTAAAGTCATCTATATTAAATCCCGCATTAACTTCTCACTTTGAGTGCTCTTTTAATCCGCCGCAACCTGTAAGAGATTGGGTTAATTTGCATAGAAACAATGCGGGACTTGGAAATGGTTATGGATTTGAAATTAGTGGATCGTCTGCAGAGTTCTTTAACCTATCTTGTTCCGATGCATCATTACCTGGTTCTTCATTAGCAACTCATGAAATTAATAATGACTTCACCGGAGTAACTGAAAGGCACGTATACAGAAGACAGTATGATGATAGAGCAGA